CGGTGCGGGCTGCGCGGGCTGCGGTGCGGGCTGGGCCACCAACGGCGGGACCTGCTGCGGAATAGCAGGATTCTGCACAGCTGCCGGAGCCGGCTGCGCGGGTTTGTCCATTGCTTCAATCTCGGCTTTCGTGTAGCCGGCCATGGCAAGGGCCGCTTTCTCACTGATTTTCAACTTTGGTCGCCTCCATTACAACATAAGTTTCTCTCGCCAGGCATTTAACTACCTGCTCTTTGTCACCTTTGGTGACGGGGCCCACGGCGCAACACTGCCGCGTGTGGGCATCATCGGCCCAGTCACTGTAGTAGCCCAGGCCCAGACGGGTGCACAATTCAGCCAGCAAAAATGCACGCTCGTTGGTGACGGCTTGAGCAAAAATGATATAACAGTTCATGGCGGTCAGCCTTTCTTGATGTCGTCCAAGGCAACACGCATTTCGGTGATTGCCGCCGTGTTTTCTTTCACTACCGTGTTGCACTGGTACCACATGAGCAAAAATGCCGCAATGGGAAAGCCCACGTTAGAAATAGCCTGTATCACAGTGTTAGCATCCATTTGTACACCTCCAATAAATGTGTATAGAATAAAATCCCCGGTTCTTGCGCTGGCTGACGCTTGCCCGCCCCTTCTGGAGGCTGCCTTTGGGCACCGGGGATTATCTTTATTATATATCGATCGTAAGAAAAATCAAGTATTAAGTCAAGTATTGCTGCAGTATTCCCGGAAAAATATTTCATCAGAATAACGCTCGAATTCGATCTGCCGCTGCAGGTACGCGGGCCATATATACCCATACGCGGCCCGGAATCGTTTGCGCTCATAGTCGCCGGAGCCGTATGCCGGCATTTCGCCGGACCGGTGCCGGCATACATAATAGACGGGCTTGCTTTTGTGCTCGTAAATACAGCACCGACCGATCTGCACAAGTGGGTAATATTCGCGCAACGGGCGGGAAACTACCAAGCTTTTTTCCTCTGCGCTGTATTGGTTTTCAATGGCTGATCTGTAAAAATCTGTTCCGCTCATGGACCGGTACAAGGCCGTCTTTGCTTTTTCCTTGGCCACAGGGCTGTCTACCAAGTCAATCAGCAAAATGCCCTTGTCTTTTAACAGCTTGACGCGCTCTTTTTTGCCGATCATCCGCTCAACGGTATCGGTAATATCCCATTGCATATAGTAGGGGTTTGCCATGCCCACGGCATTTGACATGCACAACAGCGTGATGGGTTTCTGTCCCTGCAATTCGCGGTTGCGGTTGACCGTCTCGTATATGTTCGCCAGGCCCACGCCCTCGCCGCGCCGGTAATAGTCAGATTCCTCTTTTTGGTATTCGTCCAAAATTATGATACTGGTGTTGGGGCTGGAAAAGCCACGGGTGCGGGCCATGGTGACGACATTGCCCAGCACCCCCGACATCTGCGCCGGGCGAATAGGTACCCCGGCGTCAGTATAGGCCCCTGCGTTGCCCACCTCGTACATGCCGGCGATCTGTGACATCTTAAAGGGTGCATAGTGTGTTTGCAGGTCATTGTTCAGAGGGGACCAGGGCCACATCAAGGGAGATGAACAAATCAGCTCTGCCTGCTGCGGAGTGCGGCGCAAATATAAAAACTCTTCCTCCGTTTGGTGCACGTGCTTGAGTGCTCCATACGTTTTGCCGGTGCCGCGTCCACCCCAAACAAAAATGATAGGGGCCCCGGTGGACAGAATGCCATCATCCTCCGAAAAGTTAGGCCAGCCCTCATCTGTAAAAAGCCTCATCATTAAACTACCTCCATGATCTTGTACCCCAATATCTTGGCGTATTCGTCCGTAATACCTAGGGTATAGGTGTTGTCACAAATACATAGGTTTCTCGTTATGTGGACCGTGTGGCCATCTACCACAAAATCCGGTACCTGTGGGCGATCATTATATACAACCATGTTGCCAGCCGCCAGGCAAAAAGTAAAGCCTGGCTTAAAGGCATCAAAACCACCCCATAGGGCCAATTCAAGGCCACCTTTGCGCTTGCTAACTCCTGCTATTGTGGTTGTAATCCTGCCGCCCTTGGTGTAGGTGGTGGCGTATTTTTTGGCACCCCATGTCATAAACTCCGCATAACTATGCTCTTGCTCATACACGCCCATATAGTGCACATTGCCTTTGGGGTCTGTAGCACAGGCACCGTTATCTTTTGCAAGCTGCTTGACCGCCCTGTTAAACTCTGTCAAGTCAATGTCGCCCATATATTTGACGCTGTCGGTATCACAGTACACGCCATTTTTGCCTGCTGCCCATTGTGCGATCTTAAGGCGCTTGCGTGTATGGGCCGTGGTCCACACTCCCCACTGGTACGGCAAAAACAGGTGCGGGCAGTGGCTGTTATAACTGCCCTCCGGGTCGTCGGTGCACTCGCTCCACAGGTTGTCGGGGTCATCCTCATCAAAAAGTGTATCCAGCTGCAGAGGATCTTGTGCTGTCATGCCGTAATAACTGTTCAAGTCACCTTTGGCTTTGACGTAATACAAGTCTTGGCCGGCCACACCTTTTAGGGATGTTTTGCCGGTGTAGCTCTCTTTGATACAATCCGTCAAGGGCTTTGGCAGCTTGCCATAGTCGGACGTGTACAGGTCTAGCACATTGAGGGCGTCCCAGTCGTATTCCCTGGCGATAATCCTAAAATCTATGTCGGTTATCGTGATCTCAAAGTGATCTGCGGACAGTAACCGGCCATTGTCGTTTACATACCCCTCGCAGTGGCGCACCTTGGCAAGCGGAATATATGGGAATCCCCACCATTTATACCGTTGGCGCAATCCTTTGACCTGTAGGCGCATCAGGCAGGCTTTGCCGTGTCGCATACATTGCATGAGGCGCTGCACGGTCGTGGGCTCTTGCCGAAATGGGGTCATTGGGAAATAGCATTCGCATTGCACGGCAGGATAGGCGCTTGACATATCGACGGACCCGACGTTTTCCAGATGGAGCCCCACATAATACCGATTGGCGTGTGTATCACCGCCTCGGAATGCCTCGCGCAACATCTGGTACAGTTCCCATGACGGCAGCAGGCGTTTAACGCGATTGATACCCCATTTGTACATTGCCTGCCGCGCCATGCGCCGAACGTAACCGGTGCGCGTCAATGGCAAAGTGTACAGGTCGTCACCGTCGCGCTCCATCTCGATCAACAGGCACTCCACAATGCACCGCACATCATTGATACAGTATGCTAGTTCTGCGGATGTCAGCGGGGTCCAGGGATACCGGACTTTGGAATAATCAAGGGTGCCGGTTAATTTTGCATGAGGGGCTCCCAGCTGCTTGCCCCATGCGTCAAGTGACAGATTGCTATGGCGCATACTGCACCGGTATTCTATTGCACGGTTGTCGCATTTGAGCACCCTGCGGGGCTTGCTGGCAAATACATCACCGGGGCCAAACTCCATGACCCCGGAAAGATACTGAAATTCATGTGCTAGATTGTGCACATACATGCACAGATACCAGGCACCTTGCGGCCCACTATTGGCCCGTAAGTAGTCGCTGATCGTGTCGGTAAAATGTAACCATTCGTCCCAGGTCCTGCCGATGATCGTAACATCTAGGCCTAGCTGACACTGCCAGATATACATGATTGTATGGGGGTTGCCGTCAATGTCGGTACAAACTCTGCTTGTTTCAATATCAAATGCACACGGCATATTTACATATAACCGGCTCTTGTTGGTTTTGCGCTTTTTGCCTTTGGTATGCTTGCAATCCAGGTGCTCCATGAGCCATGGGATGGGGTTGTAATTACAAGCCTCCACCAAAACCTCCGCGCAAGTCGGCGGAGCTGCTGCCGTCGCTATAGTCCCAGTCTTTGCCATAGCTTACCTCACCTTGTTGCCATTTTACAAAATCGTCAATGCTGACATTGTAACCGCCCTTTTCGCGCCAGTACATGACGGGCTGATCTGATGGATAATAATACACACCGGAGGCTTTGATGATCTCCCACCATTCTGATAGGGCAGTATACTGATCTTCCGGGACCTCGGACACGTCAATGCCCCCGACTTTCATTTTTGCCTCTAATTCCTCACGGGCACCGCCGACAGTGGACCCCTTGGCGCGGACAAAACGCGCAACATCTGCAAGGGCTTGTTCCAGCGCTTTGCGATCTCCGCGCATTGCTTTGAGGGTCGGAAACCCCCCGGCAAATTCTTTATAAATGTCGCTCGTGCTGCTGATCGAATCCTTTGACAAGCGCTTGATACGTTTCTGCGCAATGTCGCGCAATCGCGTGTATTCTTTGCGCATCTCACTATCGGGCCAGGATTCCAGGGCATACGGGGTATATAGTTCTGCGTCATATTTAAGAGTTGCTCTTGCTTTCGCTGCACCTGCGGCCATGCTTCTCACGTTCCTTTCTGTCCAATATCATCAGATACCAGTCAAGGGGATCTGCTTCAATGCCCAAGTACCGGAAAAGGACCTCTGCCCAGTCGGAGCAAAAAAACTTTGCGTCCTTTTCAACCACTCCGCTGTATACAATAGCCATTACAAGGCCCTGGTTGGGGTCGTCACTCTCCAGCAGTATAGATTTGTTAATGCTTTTCATGGTGATCTCCTAACAAATAAGGCCACAGCACCAAGTGCTGTGGCCACCGGTCAATTAAACCAGGTTCAGGGACAAAACCTGCCCTTTCTTGGTGCTAATCAGCACGGGTTTGATCTTCACGGGTTCCGTCCAGGTGTCGGGGGTGCCCAGCAGCGTAAACATACGCTTAAGCGACTGATAAACCCCGACGGACACACACGCGTAGGACTGGCCGTCATCCGTGATAAGGACGATACGCGGGGCAATCGCCTTGCCCTCCGGTGCATCTTCCTTGCTGACCTCCACGCACTCCACGGACACATGCACCAAGGACAGCACTTCGTTGACGTGCTCCTTCAGCTTGTTGGAGGGGTTGCTGGTTGCGTTATAAAACGCAACTGCTGCAGAGCGGTCAGCAAGGTTCATGTCGGTATAACCGACGCCGGTGTTCATGACATCGGACACCATCATGACACCGTTGTTCTCGGACTTGGTCATTGCTTCAGACATAATGCAAAACTCCTTTCATTTGAGCCCTGTCATCATCAGTACCGGGCGGGCGGTCCCGGTAGACGGCCCGGAGGCCGTTTCGACTTGTCATTTGCTGTATTCGTGATAGTGAGATTCAACCGCATCAAGAACCAGGGCAGCACCCTGGACCATCAGCTTAGAGGACTGGCAAATGTCTCTAAACGCTCCCAACAGGTCTACTTCCTCTTTGCAATGAGTGACGGCCTGCCGGTACCCAGCAAGCCAGGCACTTTTACAAGCTTCGCGGGGCTCCTCATATTCGCAGCACGTCAGGTGGCCGTCGGGGTGAATCTCAACGATAAACTTGTGCATTTCCATGTAATGGACCTTCTTTCTTTACTCTTTGCCATAATCAAGGCTTTGATCTTTCAGGGCAAATACCAATTTGCTGATCTTGGAGGCATCAGCAAATATAAACATATGGTCGATGATTGCTTCACGGTACACACGGGGCATTGACTGCAATTCGCCAGACCAGAGGGGCAAGGCACCTTTCGTTGCGCTGTACACATCGGCCCGAATGTCGGGCGATATGTAATAACAGGTATGGTAAATGTCCATGGGGGTCAGGTTACGCTTCTTCATGGTCACAGCTCCCTGTATTCCCACCGGGCATTCAGGGGCTCTTCAAAATCGGGGTTGCTGCCGTTGCATGCCTCGGTGGCATAGTCGTCAATGTAGTGGGCATCCTTAACCAGGTAATTGCCCTCTGCATCACGGTCAAGGCCCCCTGCATGCAGGTAATCTTCGACGAAAATCCAGGCCGGTGATATCGTCATACAAGTGGACTTCTGCGGTGATGCCCTTTGCGTCTTTAATAATCATGGTGATTATCTCCTTTCTTTCCAAGGGGCTGATCTGGACGGGCCCGGGGCCGGGCCCATTGGATGCCCCTTCTTTTATTGTCTATAGTATAATTGATAAATGTGAACTGAATATGAACAGAATGTAAACAAATGGTACCACTCCCCTACCCTGCAGGGGTGTGGGTACTGTTATTTGTGGGCATTAGCATT